ATCAGAAGCATTATTACTTAGTACAAACCAGTCAATATCTGTATTTATTAAATTTTCTGGTAATACGTTAAGTGTTAATACATTCCCTGCTTTACCAGTTATTTCTATTAATGTAGTCGTACCGCTTGCACTTAGATTATCACCCTCGGCATTCCTTATCAGGGCAGGGGAAAGAGACTCTGTAATATCAATATCTGCCCAGCTGGCTATAATATTTGCCTTTGTCAACTCATGATCCTCGTCCGAAAAGTCAATATCCCGAAGATTGGTATTTTTCATTGTCTCCATCCAGTCATCAGCATTAATAATAATCTTGGCATAATCTTCTGAAACAGAAAGCACATTAATACATCCGGCTATTATTAACAGGTTATTAACATATAGCCTCCCTTTGTTTGTAATCTCATCAGTACTGCCCGGTATTTCACTATGTTTTAATATACTTCTATTGGTTTTTGTAAGCGGCACATTAAGTGTATATGACCTATTAAGATTACCAAACGACAGGTCACGTATATCACCAATAGAGAAAACAGCATTAAACGATTCGTTAAAGTCCAGTAGTTCGGTTCCTATATATAGTTCAATATTCATATCAAGTTGTTACAATAGTACATCCTGCTGCTTCTAATATAGCCACTGCTGCATCTGAAGCACTTGTGGGAGCAGCGTTTGTGCCGTCAAGTGTTATAGTAGTGCTCGTAAATGGTCCACTGGAAAAAGCTATTAACACTTTATCCACCTGGGCTGAGGTCATAACATTATATGACAAATTACAATATATACCAAGATTAAGTGAAGGCCACTTTGTAACATAATCAAAATCAAGAGTATTGGACGAAACATTCAGATATGTTAATTGTGTTAATGTATACCATCCGCTGACATTACCGACAACCCTTGTTGAATTAGCACTTAATGTTACATTTGTTAAATTAACCATTTTGCTGATATTGCTGATATTTACCATCGGCCCATTAGCCGGACTGAGCCATCCGTTTGTTACAGTTGCCCCTATCTTTATAACAGCCCGTTCATTAGAAAATGTCATATTAGCAACACCGGAAGTTACTTTTAAATATACTGTACGCAATGCACCGGCTGTTATTGTCCGTGTTGTTCCCTCATTATCAGTGCCACCAATATTATCATAAAATTTACCGGCACCGTCAAGGGTTAAAACTATATCTTCAATAACTTCAAGCTTAAAAGTAACAACGCCGGCACCCGTGCCTGTTGATTCAAGAACCAGGGCAAACAGATCCGTTGCTGCGGGCTGGTTTGAATATTCAATATCTATTTCATTAGTGAACATATCGGATGATGCTATCCTGACATTATCAGTAATTATGGTAACATCTTTGGGTACAACGAATAATGGTTCAAGCCGTTTAACCGTTTCACTCATTAAAAGGCTTTCAAGGTACTCGGCATTGTTGATGTCTTTAAACCTTGTTTCGAGTTTCTGTCTGTTAATACCATATAAAGACAATGGCCTCCTGTTCTTTAATATGCCTGTATAATAATTTCTTATTGATTTAAATTCCTGTAATTTGATCCCTTCAAAAGCCAGATATTCCTTTCCGCCAACATAACCGTCATATTCAAGTACTACACGTTCGTTAATAATAGTGTTGTCAACATATATTGTTATTACTTCGCTGATCTTATCGCCACCATCCTCGCCTAATTGTATACGCAGGTTTGATGTTACATCGGCCATTAGTCCCAGTACATTAATAACGATTACTCCCCAGTAATTTGTTGGGTCAAATGTTATTGAATCATCATAAGCCCCTCCGTCCTTAGAATAAAATAACTGCACAGTCCCTATCTCGGTAAAAAATACGAGCCAGTATTCATAAGCGGGATAAAACTTAACAGCATTGTTCCGCAGGGTTTTACTGGCAAACAGTGATATGGATGTTGAAAGTACATAGTTTGAAAATGCCTTATCATCACCCACACCCGGAACAAATTTATAAGTTGTGCCCGAAGCATTGTCCGTATCGCCTGTTTGAGTAACACCTTCAGCATCTTCATAAACTTCAGTAAAAAGTATTGTATAAGCTACCAGGGGGCTGCCTCCGGATACTTTATAAACTCCCGAATTACGTGCAAAATCAATGCCTGTAACATGGCTTTTTAGTATATCAAAAAAATCAAAATCAGCTAGTCCTTTAGGTTTTTCTATAGTGGCCACAATAACAGCATCAATAGTAATATCGGCACGTACACGAAGATTAACATGATCGGCGTCCTCGGTAAGTGATGTAGTCACATTGTATGCTCCTGAATTATCAATATTTGCCGGGTTGTTATTCACTGTGAGGCTCATGATGCTGCTTTATTTAATTCAACATTCCATTTTCTAACAAAAGTATCAATATCCATACTGAACACGTTAAAGGATAATGTTGTTACTGCCTGCGTTAAACGTTCCTTACGCAATGCTTCCTCGATCCAATCCATACGCTTGCCCGTACTTGAAAAACGGTAACTGTCATAAGTAGGCATTCCTTCACGGCGTTGTGTATGCGCAATAGCAAAAGCCACACCCAAAGCTTCACGGTCATCACCGATATTCATTCTTAACATGGCATACTTTTGCAATGCTTTTATATAAAGGCTCGTACCGCCTTTTTTACCTGTGCCACTAAATGGCACTTTACCGGGCTTAACACCCCGATCAAGTATACTACCATAAGGATACATCATACCATCAATCACAATACTTTCGAGCTCAAACCGTACCTTATATTCAATATCACTCATGAGCTTATTGGTCATAGTATGCCCCTGTGCTTCAAACTCTTCACTCAAAAGCTCTGTTAATACAAGCTGCAATTTTTCTATTTCTGTATAAACGCTCATTAGCAAAACATTTTTAATGTAACTTTCGGGAACATTATACCCAGTTCTTTATCCGGCGACCGTTCCCCTTCCCAGATATATGTGCCTTTTAATGTATCAATGTTAAGTATCTGTAATCCTGATAGTTCATTTATTTTGTTTATATATACCTTGAAATATTCCTCAATAGTATCCCATACATCGAGCTTATTATCACTGTCATGATCATAGTTAGTAATAATAAATGCCGCAATAGTGATTATTTTTGTTTCCTGTATAGTAGAATTGCGATAATCCTTATCAAACTCAGCACCATCAAGCATCCATAATACAAACGGGTATTGCTTTTCACGTCCGATAGTGAAATAAATATCCGAATCAACAATAACTTCTGCTATTGAAGTGCCTGTCAGTATTTGTAACTTTGTTTCGAGCTGCGATAATGTCATCTTTCAATCCTTTCACTTCGTTTATATGCAAGATAGTTATAAAAGTCATACAGCTTCATCTGTTCAATAGCCGGTATATCTGCTATCCCTCCGCCGTATCCTGCAACCTCGTATATCAATCCACGGTTGCCATACTTTTGTAGGTCCGCACCTGAGACACGATTTCCTGGATCGGTTTTGGGAGGTCGCCAAATAACCGGATAATCAGAACGGCATCGGGCATTCGCCTTACAGTGTAAAAAAAAACCGACCAGACAATGCTCATTTTAACATTCATGAATAGTTCAGACCGTTTCAGTACTGTCCTTTCATCATAACGTTCCCCCCGTTTGCGGCAATAAATTGCCATAAATAATGCTAACCTTTTAACATCGTCTTTTGATATACGCATGTTCCTGAATATATCACCAGCTTCTGTGTAACTTATTATCGGTTCATTAGCAAGCGGTATGTCCTGATCCATTATATGTATCGTTTGTGGTAGGTAAAACCTGTATCTGCCTATCCTGAAACTCTTTGGGTAAGGCGGTATATATTCAGTTATACGTCCATAAAGCCTATCAACTGGCACGTGGTAAATAAGTGAAACTATAAAGGACTTAAAGTATTTATCATAAAGATCAGTAATATCCTCGTTCGTTGCTTCGTTTAAAATATCAACGGGTATATCTGTCAAACAACCAATCACCTCACGATAAAAAGCAGGGAAGTCATTATTAAGCTCTTTGTCAGTAATCTCTGAAGCCGCTTTGATAAAGTAATCAATACTTTCACTGTTTTCAGCCTCCATACTGCCATGAGCTAAAATAAAAGCCTCGTATTTCGGAGGCATTTCTATCATGGCCAGCTCACTAAAGAGCTTCAGAGAAATATCATCCCATCCGTAAACGCCTTTATACTTCTTTCTATTTACCCTTATAACGATCATGTCGGTTGATCTTCAGTTAAATAAGCATGTATACTACCACTGGTCAGTTTTATATGAGTGATAATATAACCAGGCACCCGGTACAGTTCATTAACAAGTGGATCCGTTAAAGCGGTCAGGAAAAAACTGGCCAGATCAGCCTCTGCAGCCGTTATTTCAGCTGTTGTTGATGCTGCACTTTTCAATGGTATACCCTTTATTGCTTCCAGTACCGCACCATCAGAAGGAGTAAATGCAAAATAGTTCTGATTACTAACAGCCGTAGTACCGGTTATATCAAAGGTTCCCCATCTTGCCAGTAGTTCATCAATATGATTACCAAATAAATTCATGTTGTTTAGTATTAAATTCCAAATGCATTAATATTCCATAAAGGAGTGAATATCCATGTAGGGTAATCATCCTTGTTAGCGTAAAGAAAGTTATAGGCCGAAGGGGCAGTGTTAAAAACATACCCCATATCGGATCCCTTGATAGGATATTTAAAACTATCCTTATATTCAACGGGTATCTTGCCATATAATTCCCGCATCTTTTCCCACACATAGCATAACTTATTAACAGGTTCAGCACGTTCCCAGTCCTTGCCTTTCGGTGCAAAGGATATGCCTGTACCATAATAAGGAGTTATGTCACGTTCAACAAAATTAAAGAATACATAGTATGAGATCAAAGATACTTTTGCATCATTTTTCAGCCCTTCCCATTTCAGGGATATTTCTTCATCCCTGAACTCATGAGTAAAAGCTGCGCCATTAACCAAATCTTTATAAATCTGTGTTTGTGGAACGCCATCGGTCAGGTCTGCCTGCAATAAAGCATACAGTTCATAGCCCAGTAGTTTGATCAGTATTTCTTTTTCATACTGCTCGATAGCCTGTAATAAAAGGTTCTGATTAACAGCATTTGATACATTGATATCACCGGTGAAATATGAATAATCTATAAGCATAACCTATTTTTTAACTTTCTTAACCTGTTTAACAGGTTTTTTAGCAGCCTTTTTAACAGGCTTTTTAGCTTTTGCCGGCTTTTCGGCCTGTTTAACAGGCTCTGTGCCGGCTTCTTCAATGGGGTCAGCAAGCCCGATCTTAACGGCCAGGCTTGCGAATTTCCCAGTGAATATTTTTCCGTCTTTCTTTGACTTTGATTCCATTAGTCTGCTGCGGTTATTGCAGTCACATCAGCATCAACACCTGAACTATATATTACGGCAGCCTTATCTCTTACACCAAAAGCAAGGCGTACTTTGATCATAACAGTCTTTTGACCTTCGGTAAAGTCAGCAGCGTTATAACCAATTTCAAGGGTCATATCCCTGCGCTTGCCTATCATAAGCTGCTTAGAATCCAGCACAACCATAGTATCAGTAGTTATTGCAGTAGACTTGATAAGCCTCAATCCACAAACATATATAGGTTCACCAATCAGGTTATAAACAACTCTTCTGTCCGTTATACTATTATCAAGCTGATCCTTTTCAGAACCCAGATCACTTACATCAGTAGGGTTCACCAGAACTACATCGGGCTTATATTTATTGTTCTCGCACTGAAGCCTCATTTTTTCAATCAGATCCGGAACCTTTGCAGAAGGTATTGTTCCATCCCATGTTGCAGCAAAATTAGTCTTTTTATCCGCTGTCAACAGTCCTGCAAGGGCTGAGGAATCATCACCGGCAGATCCCAGTATCTGACCGTCAACATTATCAAGGACTTTTGAAGGTCCGGTAACGGCAATTTCTGACATTGCTTCTTCCAGGTCGTCAAGAGTCTCGTCTGACAGTGTGAAATAAGTAGCAATAAAGAAAGCCTTGAATTCAACAGTCTTGAGCAAGAAGCTGGACTGACTTGGTGCGCTTCCTTCGGTCTTCGTTCCTGATCCATCTACATAGGTATATACAACCAATATGCTCATGTATGGCCTGCTGATTGGCTTCGAGGGCATCCAGTCTGTTACATGCGGATATATCGTTAGCGGTATGCCTACACGGCTAGGGTCCAGTTCTGTTAGCCTTACAGTGGCTACATTACTTTGAACAATCTCACTCTCAAGCATATCAACAGCGACCTTGATGGTCATTGCCGGAGTATTCTTATTACCTAATTTGGTAAAATAATCCTTCAGTGATTTACGCTTGCCATAATCATCGTCCTTTTCGGCAAGCAATCCGGGTATTTCCTTCGCTGAATTTTCAACAGCAGCAACAAGAGCTTCCTTAAAGGTCAATGGTTTTTCATCAGCCTTTACAACAGGAGCTTCATTTATTGCTTTTATAGCAGCAGCATTAGCAGCTGTTGCTTCGAGTAGTTTATCCACGCTCTCCTTTAATGCTTTCATACCAGCATCATCAAGCTTATCAGCAATATCTTTGTTGATAGCATCGACACGAGCGTCAAGGTCAGCTTTCTTAACTCCGTCTTTACCGGAATCCTCGATAAGCCCCTTTATTTCGTCTAACAAGATTTCCTTGTCAGTCTTTTGTACTTCTTTTTTTTCTTTTGTTTCCATTATTAATTTTTTAAATGCGTTGTTAAATAATTATAATCTATCTGAGTGGACATGTCCGGGTCAGATTTATGCTGAGTGCCTTGCGGCGGATCATCTTTTCCTGTACTTATTGTAGGTGTAGCTGTATTGCTTCCTATCGGTACGCTTGATCCTTCAATAAGTTTAGCTTCCAGAACATACCAAAAATAGCCCTTTTCATCGACTGTTTCTTTATTGGCAATTTCCGGATAGTATTTTTTCCATGCTTCATATTCGTTAGGGTAATCTTCATCGTTAATAGCAATGTCCAGTTTAACATAATACATACCTACAGAATGATTATGTACCCATTCGTTAGCATATTGAAGCATCATATATCCATTACGTTTGCGCAGTATTTCAGATTCAAAAATCAGTGCTTCGGTTGTTCCTTCATAATCATATCCAAGTTCTTTCCATGTAAATGTTTTAGTATATGCCTTTAACTGATCGCCGTCTGCTATAACTTTGGAAAATTCCATCATGTGTTCCTGGATATGCATTATCATTTTATTATTCTGTAAGCTCCTATTCCATATACCAGGTAAATGTACGTCATCATGAGAATCCATGAAATTAGTAGTATTAATAACTACTTCAACATTAAGCGAATTTATCTCTGATGCCTCAATAGTTTCACCGGCAGCCTTACGGGCAGCCGTTTTGGAATCATGAATAATTGTCGGCTTAATGATAACAGGGCAGTCCGCTTGTTTCATTACAGCCTTTTTCTGAGCCGTCAGCTTATCCTTATTATCAACTATAAACCCGAATAGCTCCTTTTTAGTCTTGAATTCCTGGTCGTTATACTTTTCCATCACTGTGTTTTTTAATAAATTCCTGTTCCTCAAGT